GGAATGGTGCAATCCCGCTGCTCAAACCACTCCCGCGCCTTCCACCACAATTCATCCCTTAACCGGCTGAATCGGTGCCCATCCAAGGCGGGCAACTCCGCGACGTTGATCCCACGGACGGGGAGGTTCAATTCACGCAGCCGATCCACCACGCCCGCACCCAAGCCAATCACGTCAACCAAGATTTCCTGGGGCCGCATTCCGCCAGGCGTCGCATCCCACTCCACCTTGATCATGCCGCACGTTTCCATGAGGTCTTTGCCGCGCCACATCTTAATCGGCTCGGTGATCGCATTGCCACGGCGCTTGGCCAAGGTCGTACTGTCATCGCCAAATCTGGCAACGTCCAACCCCCACACCACGGGCGCCGTTTGGCTGGGTTCCACCTGTCTTGTGGTGGCAGATTCTATGAGATGGCGCGCAATCAACGCATCGTCGTCGCCACTGGGGAACTCACCCAACACACGAACCCGGTACTGGTTTGACCCATCTCCATACTGGGACGCCATGTCCTCAAGAAACGCCTTGTCCACCGTATCCGCATCGTGACAACTAACCCGCTTACCCCACCACCGCTTGCGGTTCTTGTTGAACGCATCATAGAAATAACCCTGGCTGCGCGTGGGGTTGCCAGTCATTACGACCTTGGCGCCCTCAGTGGACAAGGCGCCCTGGCCCACTTCAAACACAATGTCGGGAACGCCAGATGCCTCGTCAATCACAAAGAGAAGGTTCTCACTGTGGAACCCCTGCAAGGCTTCCGGCTGTTCCCGGCGGCTGGTGCGCGCCACCGCGAAGCTGTCGGGGACACCAGCCAACTCGATCTTGTCAGACTTGATCTCCAACAAGCGCCGCATTCCCTCGGGCAGCTTGCGGTGCCATTTGCCAATCTCGGACCAAAGGACATCAGATAACTGGTGCGCCGTGTTGGCGGTGCAGACTACCTTGGTCGGCAGTCTAGTAAGGAGCCACCATAACACCAGCCAGGACAAGAACGCAGTCTTCCCCACGCCATGGCCGGAGCGAATCGCCACACGGTCATTACTGGCAATCGCCCTAAGAGCGTCCGCCTGCCACTTCTGCGGGGTGGCGCCAAGCATGGATTCAACGAACAGAACCGGGTCTGTCGCCAACTGCTCAATAATCGCCGCCTGTTCATCGGCTGTCGGGGCGGCAGGGGGTGGGGGTGCTATTGGGCCTGTGTCTTGGTACGCAGGGGGTGGGGCTTGGACGCCATTGGCCTCCGCTTCGGCAGCGGCTCGCGCCGCCGCCTCCGCTGCTAATCTAGCCCGCCGTTTGGGTCTGCCTGCCATGAGAGCCTGATTCTATCCTAAATTTTCACGGGGGGTAAAGGGACGTTTTGCCTTTTTGCCCCCACCCCACGGGGGGGTAAGTACATATATGCCACCACCAGCCCGCCCCCGCCGCTTTTCGAAGGGGGGGGCTGGGCTGGGGGCGCCAGTTTCGGGGCACCTGGCCTGGAACCGCATAAGGCCCATTATGTAAAATTACTTACTAAGTATCTGATATGATTGGATTCTTGCGTTTACGCGCATCGGCATTGTTTCCTAGTTTTTTAACCTCGTTTCCCGTCTCGGGATCGACGTCAATAATGCGCCGGGCCTCCCTTTCCTTCTGGCGCATCTTGTCATTGGCAAGCCTAAGGGCTTCCACATAGGATTCGCCGGCTTCTATCGTGTGCGTTGTTTTATCTCCATAAATTCGGGGAGCGATCTTCCCGACAAGCCATCGCCTGGCATCGAATTTCAGGCGCGCAAGTTGCGCTTGTTCGGGGTCTATGGTTTTTTCTACATCCCGAACGGCTTTTTCCGCGATTGCATGGGCTTGTTGTTCACGCGCGCGCGTATATGCGTTAGCCCAGCGCCCATCTGTGCGCGTTAACTCGCCATGTACTGTGTAGTTACTAGGGAAGCCATCTTTGCCGTACAGGTCCACCAGTAACTCGCCATTCCCTACGCGGCGCAGTAACTCTGGCATATAGACTTCGGGATCATATTTGGGAGGATTTGCCATGGGCTGAGATTACCTAATCCAAGCCCATAAAAAAAGCCCGGCATAAAGCCGGGCCTATTTTGGTGCCGATTCGGGCTATTTTGCGCCAGACTTTCTAGGCTGGCAGTCACCCACCAAAAGGAAGCTTTGCTTGATCATGGCTTGCACTATTGACGGGATATTCTTGCCTTTCGGCCATATTGGCGGATTTATTCCGGCGGTTTTTATATTGAGCGCCCAAAGCCTGCCGATTTCATAGTTGCACTGCCCTATCTGATCCGTGAAGCGCCACACATCGAAAGCCCTTCCTGCCACCATGTCCGAATAGCCTATCTGCGCCGCTATAACCGCTGGATGCGCCGCTAGGCCGCGTTTTGGGGCGCCGCGTTTTAATGTGTTGTTTTTCATGGGCAGCCCCCTTTTGCCTTAGCAATAGCATCACGCGCCATGGCTTCAAGGCTGTCCAATGTCCAGCCCATGCCATCCCCTTTACGCGACCCAACAAAGGCTTCCAGGGCCGCGAGCATATCCGGCGCGGCAGCAATTAGGCGCGCATTGGCTTGTGCTTCCTCACTGGTGCAAAGCCCAGCATTATACACGATAGACGCAGGCCAGCCGATTTCATCTTTTGGGCCGTGAACCTGTAGCCTATTGCCTAACGCTACGCGCCAGGGGCCGGGAGTATGTTGTGCCATGGTTCACGCCTCCGCCTTGGCTTCAAAGCAGGCTTCACATTGGCGCTCATGCTTCGCGATATATTCATCCATCTCGCCATATGTGTCGAACTCGTATTCCTCGCCGCATTCATGGCAAGAGTGAACCCAAAACACATCAAAGCCGATTGAACATGCAACGGCGCCACACCAATCCTCATCCCAGACCCAGACATTGCCGGATGACTGATTGACGCCAGCTTGCGTGTATTTGCTGGTTTGCAGCCCGGCCTTGCGAATGGCTTTGATGCAATCGGCCAAACGGTCCAGATCAGCGCCTGCGAATTGTTCGAATAGGTTTTCCATAGTTCTTCCCTCCCTCAAAAGACCAGCAGCCAAACAAAAAACCCCAGAAAGAAAGCGCAAATACCAAGATCATCTTTGAAAGACATTGTTTTTATCCTCTTTGCGATGCGCGCATTATCGCGCGACAAAACCGCAAATAAATATATTGACGAAAAATACAAGCACAAAAATGCGCTGATCAAAATTATTTTTAAGCCCGGCTTTTCATGCCTTTTCTGGCATTGCGCTTGCATCTTTGGATTTTCCACAGTCTAGGCCAAGCCCATGATCCGCAAGCGCATTTCCTGAAAATGTTCATATCGCATTTGGAAACTGATCGATCAGGTCAGACCGAAAGTGCCGTTTAGTTTTTTCGGCCCTGAATATCCCCAAAATGCTCATGCCGGATTTGAAAATCAATCGATCCGGTCAAACCAAAACTAGCCTTTAGGGATTTCTAGACTGATAGTGGTTATGCAGCCTTTCCAGGGCTTGCTTTAATTGCCCTACCGCCTTGGCGGTTTCTATTCCCTTACATTCCGCCCAACCGCTGATGGTGCCATGGCTCAGCACTGTCCAGGCGACCACGGGCATTGTAGTCGTCCCTATTGAACGGCTGGCCCTCAAATACGCCTCCCTGGCCCCAAGCCTCCCAGCCTGCCCCGCATAGTAATCGTCCCTAAACCGCTTTGCAGCCGCGTATAGGGCCTCTGTAATCATCCCCCTACCCAGCATAGCGTCAGGCACCCAAAACCGCTCAGACACCGTTATATCGCCTTCCTGAATATCCGGCCCGAAGTCTATGCGTGCTGCCTCGAATGCCCGGCTCATGCTCAACCTTAGATCGGGATTTCGTCCTCGATCAATTGCCCCTTCCTTACCACCTTCGCCTTCGGAAATGCAGCCTTGATTTCCGCTATTGGTGAAGCCCCTTTCAGGACGCGCCCCACCTCCTCCACCGTCCAAGCCTCCGCGCTCCACCCTTCCGCCTTAGCCCGCGCCAGGACAGCCTGTGCATGGGTGTCATCCTGACAGATGCAGATGGTGCCGCGTTCCTCCTCATCGGCCTGTACGGTCATTAGCGGGCCCGGAAGCGGCTCATACCCAGCAGCCCGAGCCTCCGCTTCCAAGGCCCGCCAGGCCCGCATCATCATGGCGTCCAGTTCCGCCATATCCTCGCCCGCCATTGTCGCCTGCCGATGCATATCTTGGGCGCTGACGAACCGCTCCCGCGTTTCGGGCGACACCAGACGCGGGAGCCGATCGAACCCCCATTCTCTTTCCAGCCCCGCCACCAGCGCATCCAGCGCACCCGCCATCCGAGAGCGCCATACCCATTCGCCATTCGCCTCTGTGAGTGGCGGGATAATTTCTTCTTTCACCATCTTTCCTCTCTCTCCCAAGTCAGGGGCTTACCCGTAACCGTAACACCGTAACACACCTAAAGGTGTGTGTTACGGGTGTTACGGTGTTACGGTAAGCTGCCCGGATGGCGTAACAAAGTAAAAAAAACCATGTTACGGCGCGTGTTACGGTGTTACGCCTATCTTCCCACGCCATCTTAACTAACATCGCTATCCTCTTGAACAAGCCACACATATCCATTGCTATGCCCCACCACGCGGAGTTCGATTAGTCTGTCTTTTGTCCGTTTCCATGTTACGCGCTTCTTACCCGGATCATCGATGGAGGCCGTAACAAACCACTTGTTACGCCAATGTTCTTCCGTCAATACTTTCCCTCTAGGTAGATCACCCCAACTTTCTTGACCATAACGGCTAATCATTTCTTTGATGTTTTCAATTGCCATCTTTTCCCACATATTGAGTTTGGGGCCGCGTGGTTTTACGTCTGCCGGATCAGCGGCGACCACGATGCAACTGGTGACGGGTTTGTCTCGCCGGTTGCGGCCCAGTTCGATGGTCTGGAGTTTGAAGACCCATTCGCCTTCTATCTCAAGATCACGTTGCTTCTTCACGCTGGCGACGGACGGGCTATCTTTGCCTGCCTTGGTGATTTCGATCTCGGTATCTGTCGCCGCCCGCAACAGGCTATGCCCGCGCGCCCCTTTGGCGGTGTCCTTGCCTGAATGGTGTACGGCGTTGATATGGACGCCTGTAGCCTGCCTGATGCGGTCAATGTTAGTGACTAGGGCGCCCATATCGTCTGGCGCGTTCTCGTTCCCGCCAGCCAGGGCGCGGGACAGCGTGTCCAGGACGACCAGTCGCACCGGAACCTTCATTTCCTCCATGGCCCGTCTGATGGCGTCTATCAGCCTTTCGGTGTCGGCTTCCGGGTTCAGTAGGTTGATGGATACGGGGATGATGGCGAAGGGGATTTCCTCGCCTTCTAAGTTGAGGTGCTTCCTGAAGGCGGCGACTCTGTTGGAGATGCCATGGCTACCTTCCAGGGCGCAGTAGATTACGCCCCCGGGTTCGGTGGTTCGCCCGTTCCATTTGATCCCCAGGGCAACGTGCAGGGCCAGATCGGTCATAAAGAACGTTTTGCCGCAGTTGCTTTCGCCGTAGGTGACGGACATCCCAGCTTCCGTGAGTAGCCCTTCAACGAAATCGGCAGCGTCGAGATTGGGGTGAATGTTGTTGAAATAGACCAGCGGTAGCCCGCCATCTGGCGTAACAGTGCCCGTAACACCGCCCGTAACATCTTCCTGTTGGTGTGTTACGGGCTTTGTTACTGCCCTATCAACCTTCACAAGCCCTCTGGCGGCTCTTTCCAGCGTGTAGCGCACCTTCATCCTGAACTCTGCCTCACCCCGCCCAGGGCGCCGGAAATCGACCTTAGCGGCGTATTGTGGCCAGCCCTCTGCCACCACTTCTTCCTCGGTTGGCAGGCGCCCCAGCTTGGCTTTCAGATCGGCGACCACTGCCAGGACAGTATCGCGCATATACTGTTCCCGCCCATCCGTGATGGTGCCTTGCAGCCCGAGTGGGCCGGGCGCGTGAACCACCGGAGACACTGAACCGGAACCATGGATAACATCCTGGCAGATCAAATCCACCATGCTGTCAGTCAGGCTTGGCAAGCCCAGGTCATCCACATGGGCATCAACGTCCCAGGAGTACTGGCGCCCGCTGGCGTGGACCGAAGGCGGCGCGACAATAAAGCCGCCATCACCCCGGATATCCATGCCCGGCAGGATGCCCTTGCGTGTGGGAACTTTGCGCCCTGGGTGGCTGAAGAAGCGGTGGCACCCGCCGCCGCCGGTCAGCGACACTGGGCCTGCGCCCAGCCGGTCAAGGATTTGCTGTTCTGTGGCGGCGCCCAGTTCGCCATCGAAATCCAGCACCACCAAGTTGGAAATGGCGCCGGTCACGATCCCCACGCCCATGGTGGGATCGGCGAACCAATCTTGAATCTCGGCTTCGGTAGCGCGTCGGTTTTGGAATTGGTGCCAGGGAATGGCGGGTATCTTCTCGCCCCGCCGTACGGGCACCACGGACCACCCGCGCCGTAGGTAGTAAAGCGCCCATTCTTTCGCCGGGGCTGATAGGCTTGGTGCGGTCAGTGACATGGCTGCTTCCCCGGAAATTCGCTGTGTGGCGGGTACTCTGGGTCTTTGAGTGGGATGCACATTGTTTCCTCGTTCTCTTGCGAAAGGAGAGGCGGCAATCGTTTAATTGCCGCCTTGGTGTTGTTAATCTTCGGCCTCTGGTTTTGCCTTGGCTTCTTTGGCTTGGCTGCACCATTCATGGGGCCGCACCAGCACCCAGCGATACCCGCTGTGCGATGGTGCTAACCGGCATTCACCTTGCCGACTGTCAGCGGGTAGATACCACTGACAGTTGGCGCAAGTGATGTCGCGGGGGTGCTTAACCCTCATTAGAACGGTAGGGGTTTAGCAGCTTGCGGCGTTGGCGGAGGTAGCGGAGGCGCGCTCTGGGGGACAGGTGCTGCCACACTTTGCGCGCCAGCCGATCCAGCCGAAGGCAATTCTGCCGGACGCGGTACCCACTTAATGATCGCGAAGTTCGGGGTGTAGTTGGAGCCATGCTTTCCCTTTACCTCCGTCGCACCCTGGAACTGGACCACCGGCAGCAGCCCTTGGGCTTTCTCGGGGGCAGCTTCGTATTGCGAATGCAGGGTGTCAATCGCGGCCAGAACTGCGTTGGCGTTGGAACTGAACTCACGGACAGTGCGGTTGCCATCCAGCAGACGCATGGCGAAGCCTTGCTTGGGCTTGGCGGCGTTGCCGCGTTCATCGAAGCCATAATCGCCCGCCGGGCAGGGCGGGATCGGCTGGCCGATCTTCACCAGGGCGCGCACTGGCGCCATGCCTGCCTTGAAAAACAGCCACCCAACTTGGATATTCTCCATGTCCGCGACGAAGGCTGGCTGTTGGAAGGAAACATCTTCTTCCTGCTTTTCCCAGCGCCCGTTGACCTCCACGCGCTGACTGAACTTCAGGCGCCCGGCCTTGGCGTTGTAGTTGACCAGGGGCAGGAAATCACCGCTTGCGGTTTCGCTGCCACCAATTGAAAGACCTAAACCCATCTAAATGCTCCATATGTCTAAAAATGCACCACATTTCGGCAGCGTGGCGCTTGCTGCTTACATCCCGTAGATTTCCTTACGGGCTGCTTCGGCTGCGGGATCGGACCAATAGAAACTATCGACATCCGGCACCAGCAAACTGATTAATTCATTCTTATCCGCCGAGATCGCCAGGAACCGGCGCAGCCGGTTAGCAATAGCCTGAAGGTGCGCCCAGTGATCCGCGACCCCTTCAAGCTGATACACCGCCACCTTCTTCGGCGAACAGTACGCGAATCGGCAGATTTGGTTTGTATTGACAACGTACCCACTGCCCTGGCGCGCATGGCTGCTGCTGATCTGGCCCGGAACCCGCTCCGTGGTCTTCAGGTCCAAAACCAGCCCGTGTTCCTGCCAGTAGAAATCCAGATACCCCACCAGATCGGGCAGACCCTCGCCCAGCGGCTTACTGATTCGGTGCTGGTGCTGGCCTTCTTCCGGCGCGGTTGGGACGCCATACTGGCGGAGTTCCGTGAGTGCTACGGGCACTGTGTCTTGGACCACTTTACGCTGCGCCTCGCGCCTTGGATCGCCAGACAGGGCAGTCAGCCTGTCATATTCCGCCAGGGCAATGGCGATGCAATCTTCCACCGGCTTGGCCGGATCGAACAGACCAGCCGACACGCCTGCCTCAATGGCGCTACCGCGATGGGCCGAAGCCCCCACCGGCAGGCGCCGCTTCAACAGGTAGGACATGGCCCAGGCGGCGGGCTGGCTGGCGTAGGTGTTCAGGCTAGAAGCCGACAGATGGCCAATGCCATGCGTTGCAAAGGGGTCTTGGGTCACGGGTTTGCCTCGATGATTAGGATATAACCGGGCTTGCCCGAGTACATCTTTGAAAGGTGTAGCTTGATAATCTGGCTATCGTCGTCCCACAGGATGCCATTGGCGGCATCCAGGACCAGCTTCGCCAGGTTGTCCAGATCAGGCTTTCCGGTGTGTTCCAAATCACCAGCCAAGGCGGCTTCCTGTTTCTTTTTGGGCCAGGATTTTGGAATCGGCATCAGGACCATAACATCGACACAGACCGGCACGGAGCCAAAGGAATCGAAAGGGGAAATAAATGCCCGAATTGTTTCCTCTGCCTTGCGGGTCTTGGCTGGCGTATAGGCGCCGTGCTTGCCGAATCGGGGGCGACCCTTGGCAACGGGTTCGATGGGGATGGTGATGCAAGTTCTCACGGTTGAACCCCCGCCAGCACAGTTCGGGAGGGGATATTGAAAGTGCTGGCGGAGGTATCCGCACCGCGCGGATTTAACCGGCAGACTGTCGCGGGTTCGTAGTAGTCGCGCCGGTCTGCCGGGCGCGCAATGGTTGGGAGGCTAGTTACCATCGCGCGCGTCCTTTTTGGGCAAGTGTCCGTCCCGAAAGCCGGTGCAGATATGCGCCCAAATCTCATTTGGCGGCACCTCATCGGTGGCGCACATTTGAATAACAGGTATCAGCCGCACGATA